CCGCCATAACTGTATTCCTAACGGTATTAATCATCTAAAAATTCTTTGATACAAAGATAAAGAAAAAAAAGGGACTTGCCATTTTTAGTATAAACATAAAAAAAGAGGACTTATAAAAGCCCTCTTAATAATTAAAGTAATAAGATACTTAAGATACAGCTATATTTGCAATAGCAATAGGTGGCGTAAAGTCATCTCTAACCTCTCTCCAGTTTTTTTCATATAAAGCAACCATTGCATTTTGCAAAGCCTCTCTAACTGTTTCTGTAGCATTCGCTGCGTGATCTAATGTAGCTTTAGCTCCTCCTAAATAAAAAATTTCTGTATCTACACCTGATGAATCATAGGCGATTAATTTTACATTTGATAAACTCAATGTTTGAGTTCCTTCTCCTGTAACGTCTAATTTTATATATTTTTCCATGATTTTATATTTAAGCGTGAGTAATTCCTGTTATAGCAACACCTGATGGCATTGATACGTCAAATGTAACTTTAGTCCAACCCTCTGCGTGACATGCTGCAATAGCATCAGATAATGCATCTCTTAAGTTATAATCAGCTTGAGCACCGTGAGCAATTGTTGTAGTAGTTCCGTCTGTGTAGTCTATTCTAGTAGACGTTGATGTAGCCGATGCACTAAATACATGAGCTACGTTATCAGCTGACATCAAACTATCTGGTAATGATGTAACTGGTACTTTTAAAAATTTTGCCATTTTAAAAATTTTTATGGGTTAATAAAGCACAAAGATAATAAAAAAAGGGGACTCTAAAGCCCCCTCTAACCAATAAACATAACATGAATTATGAATAAACAAACACTTACCTATACGTAAGTTCTTTTAAAAGGTTACGTTTTACTTTAACTTTTTTTCTAACATCTTCATTACCTCTATACCATCATCAGTTTGTAAGTATGCAGCAATAGCAGAAATTGGTTTTTCATCAAAAGGAACGGTAATCATTTTCTTTTTGTTTTCCTTTAAATTAAAGTAAACATCTCTACCTTTGTTTTTTAATGACAATACACCTTGATCTAATGCTAGTTGAGATAAACTTTGTAATTTAATCATTGGATCGTCTAACATTTGCAAAAACTCTTCAGGGTTTTGTCTAGCATAAATCCTCACATCTCTTTTTATTTCAGCACTAGTCATTCTTGATACATTAGATCCCATAACTACCCTAGCGATAGATTCTGCTACGTCTATAGACATATCTCTTGCCGCTACCTCAGCATCAAGCTCTACATCCATATTGTAAACCTCTTGTGCTGCATTTTTTTCTGTATCTAACTCTTCAAAAATTTGTCCTAATCCTGGATGTAAACTTAAAAACCATTGTAGCACGGGATTGTTTTTTGGTACAGTTAAGAATCCATCCTCAAAAACTACAGGCTCTAATATAGCGTTATCGTCCTGTTCGTCCTCAAAAGGAGTCTTTTGGTTTCTTGCATACCTTAAGGGTCTATTTATACCCTTTTCCTCGTCAAAATATAATAGTGGATGTCTTCGTGTGTTTCTTGAAGAAAGCATAAAGCTTAATGGTGTAGTACTAGATTTAAGTATATACACTCTGTCTTTTATTTGTTTTTTCATTTTATTTTATTTTAATTAAAAAAAGGGGAGGAATAAACCTCCCCTATGTTATTTACAATTCTTAACTCTTAAAGATAAAGAAGTTGTTTGCACCTAATGTACATAGTGATCTTTCTGATAAGAAGTTAACCTCCATTGCATCAAGATCGCTAGTAGCAGCACCGCCAGCAGAACCTGTTATCCAAGTTTTGTAACGTCTGTCTTCAGTTTCAGAAGCTCTGTATCTAACGTGTAAGAAAGGTCTTTGAGCATTTTTACCCATAACCTGATCGTATACGTTAGTAGTACCAGCTGGAACTAATACACCATTTACTGCTCCTCCAACTATACCGCCTCTCAAGGTAGCATCGTTAAGGTATTTCCAGTCAGACTTGTAGAACTCATATCCTCTTTTGAATCCAGAGAATCCAAGGTTAAGTGCCATTTCTTCGTCATTGTCGAACAATCCGTAAGAAGTACCACCTGCACCATAAGAGTTTTGAGCAGCTAACATGTCATCGATATCGAATCCCATTTGTCTGTTAACAAAAAGAACATTCTCCTGAATAGCACCTTGCTTATCTAGTCTTTGAATAATTGCATCAAAGTCAGCTAAAGCTGTTGGGTTACCACCAGACCAAACGTTACCGTTGTTTTCGATTTCGTGGAACATACCTTTGGTACCTTGATTACCTAATTGACCTGAAGCTGAAAGACCAGCAACACCAGAACCTGTTTCTGCTGGAACACCTTCAATCATTGCCATT